TCTCACGCTCCAATCTGAATCCTTTGCCAATTCGGCCAACACGGCACCGGATGTATTCGGGTTACCGGCCACGCTACTTCTCACGTATACACTCTCATTTCTTAAAAACTCTTTTTTTCCCATATTCATTTATCTATTAATTTAAATGGTTTATATGATTCTTTTATTTTCTGTATATTTTCATCGCTTTCATTTGGAACTATTGAAACAACCGGGTACCGTGAATGGGTATCAGGCTTTTGCGATATACAAAATTGTACATTCATATCCCATATAATCCCCCGAACAAATCCCCTTTCATATAACACGGCATCGAAAATATCGCGTATATTGGGGATAGTTGAGGCTGCTCCCTTTGTTACAAATGTCCAGACTCCTGCGATTCCCTTTATTAAGGGTATTATAAAGGTCATAGTTAGTGTTATATCCCACCCATTATCTCCCCGTCTTGTGCGTCTATTAGGATACTTTTTAGATACATTTTCCATTAAGTTGGGATATTCATTCACATTTAATGCTGTGTATTGCATACCGTCCCAAACATGGAACGTCTCGCCATCGCCATACGCTACACGTGCTCCTGCGTCGTTTCTATATTCATACGATTCATTACATACGTTTTGCGCTTCATCATCCGGAAATATTATTTGTATAGTCTGCGGCCTATCTCCATATACCTTGTGAAATAGCCCTGCATATTTCCCCCTTGCTATAAAGTAATCCACACTTTGCGGCAGTCCTTTATCATTTTTCAAGCCTACACAAATAGACCCTATTCGGGGGAATATAAGTTTATTTGTTTTCGGAATCTGTTTTTTTATTCTCCCACTTACCATATACAACCCTTTCAAATAAAACATAAAAATAAGTCTTACTATATCCGTTATAATCAGTCTTCTGCATCGGGCATATCTGTTTTATATACCATCCATCATTACAGCTTGGATTAATTTCGTGTATATACTCAAAATATGAAACTTTTGTTTCACGATGCGGCATCAGTGAAAGTATATATCTTATTATCTTTCTCATATCTCTAAATTATCATTCAATAATTTTTTAATCACTTGTTTATTCTCTCTTTTTTTTGATTCTGCGGCCTTTTCTTCTTCTTCTTTGCGTATGGTAGCACCTTTTTTGGATTTTACCGCCGTAGAAGGCTTTTTTGTGCGTTTATTGGGCTTGTTTTCTTTTTCTTCATCATCTATATTAGAAATATTCTTTTCGGGTGCAATTTCTTTCTTATCTGATTTTTTGCTTTTCACTAAATCAGATAAAGTTAAGGAAGTTATATTTTCATTCAAATTAGAATCTGAATCCAAATCAATAACGCCACTAACGACCGTGAAAACATTGTCTTTCTTTTCGTTTTCAATAGAAGCCAATTCTAATAATGCCGGAATTTTCAAGGCGTTAGGGCTATCTGTTTGATTTTTCAAATTGTAAGTAGGATTTTTGCGCCAATCTTTCGGACTAAAATTATATACTCTTTCTATTGAAGTATCCGGATAATTTTCTTCCCACATTTTTTTATATAAATGCGCCTGTATTTCGGCTTCCTCAGAAAAACCCTTCCGACCGCTTTTAAAGTCTACTATTGCGTTTATCCGTTCATTACTCCCTGGACGTACTAACATAGTACAAACTAAATCAATCATGCCAGCGTAACCGATTGGATGCGCTAAAGCAATTTCCACTGCTAACGGCTTTACATCATAATCCGTTATAAATTGGGCAAACGCTAACACATCTTTTTTAAGTTGGTCCGCATAATAAATAAAGTCGTTAGGAAGGCTTTTATTCTCTATATACGCTTTTAGTTTATCTTTTAAGCCGTCTAAATCATAAACACGGTTTATTAATAGTTCCTCAAACGCAGCGTGCATAAATGTACCATAGGCTGCGCGTTCGTCTCTATACCTTTCCGCTTCTTCTATACCTTTCTCCGCAATCCAATTAATCAGAAAAGGCGATTTAGGTAATGTTTGTGATAAAATCGTAGTTACAGAGGGATAAAATTTCGGGGTTCCTGTATCATCAAATAGATAATAATACCTTTGCCCGTTGCTATCGAGTTGAAACAGCTTGTATCCCGGCTCTATCAATGCAGTAGAATCGAAAAATAAAGCTTTCATTTCTTCCGCAGTCATACCCGGATAAATTTCAAATACTTCATCTTCATTTTGTTCTAATGAAAACGGCGACTTAATTTCTTTTTCTTTCATGATTATTTTTTATTTAGTTCGTTAATACATGCAATCACAGTAATAATACATGGCAAGGCCAAAAATAATAAAGCCGGATTATAGAAAGATGTACAGATAAAAACAAGCCCCAATAAGCTAAACAGAATCAAAATAGCTTTTAACTGAAACTCATCAGATAACGCATTCTTAACAAATCTTTCGAATACAGATAATACACGTTTTTTCATATCAGTTATTTTTTATTTTTCCGGAAACCCGTCCGGCCGGTTGTTGAACTTTCAATAATGCAAAGATATAATTTATATTTTAAACGCGCAAACTTTTTTTTAGAAATATCTATTTCCTTTTTTTGTATCATAATTAATCGCCTTTCTCCTTAATCCGTTCCAAAACATCCCTATTAGCTTCTAATATTTCATCAAAAGAAGGAATAGGTTGCCAGCATATAACTTTAATATCTCGCCTTGTAAGTTCCTTTCCCGGATAGGATTCCCCATTATCACCAACCCACACGCCATATTTATATGTAAATGTATCTATATATCTGCGTGATTGTGCCTCCCTATCATGATATTTATAGTAAAACAAGAATTCTACTAAAATACGCTGCCCTTCTTCCGGCAAACGTTCTTCTACACTTACCCACGAAAAATATTTTTTCATCCATTCTGCACCAGCTTTGAAAATATCCGCACCAAATTCAGAAAGTGCATGTTCTCTCCCTGTCTCATAATTATCTTCTTCGTTATTAATTATGGTATAATCTATATGGTAATCTAAAAGGTTCTCAATATAGATTTTTCCAGCTTTTCCAATATCTTCTATTTTCATTGTTTTATCCTTTCATGCGTCCTAAAAAGCACAGTTCTAATACATCGTGTTGCCGACCTATAACAGCAAACTCCAACATATCATTATCATCCGCAAGGTCGTTTATTCTCAATAGCGAATAATAGCCCCCGTAGGGGCTTACATATTTTTCTTGTGAAATATCATCAATAATACGTTTATTATCTTATTTGCCAAAATAGGAATTAAGGCTTTTCAAAATATGCTCCGTCACGTACTCCGGACTACACATGGCTATTTCTTGTCTTCTTAATGCGTACTTCATAATTCAAATAGTTCTTTTTGTTTATATACATTGCCGTTTTTCAGTCTCACTTCGCCTAAACACTCTTCCCGAAAGCGTTTTTCCTGCGCATCGAAATATTCTTTGTCTATTTCAGTTCCCCAAAAATCAAAACCCATTTTATAGGCGGCTATTCGGCTGCTCCCGCTACCCAAATGAGTATCTAAAATCCTATTCCCTGGTTTAGCAAATGTTTCTAGTAGGAATTTATATAAGGCGACCGGTTTCTGCGTCGGGTGTATTCTCACCTCTTTATTTTTCATATACTCTTGTAGAAATCCGCTCCATCTAAAAGCAAACAATTTCGCAGATTTATTAAAAGAGGTCCACGCTAATTCACAGTCCGCAAAATCTGTTTTCCCGTTTTTCTTATCCCATACGACCCAGCACGGACTATCATACGGTATTTGTGATATAAAATGGTTTGCACCGAATATTATTTGATTCTTTGACACTCTCATTAATTCATCAAATAAATGTTTTTGGGGTTTAGCTCTATCCCATGTTTTAGGCGCGTACTGTTTTGCTTTTGCTCTATTGCCTCGCGAATGGTTTTTTAATCCATCTTCACCTATCCCGTAGGGTGGGTCTATTATTGCTAAATCATAAAAAGCGTTTGGAATATCTTTCATATATTCCATACAGTCCATATTATATACTTCGCTTATCGGCATAATTATACGACTTTATTTTATATATCATTTTTAGTACCTAATAAATGCTTTGTCTGTTCATTATACGGAATACATTTAATATAACTTCCAGATACGCATCCATACCGAAAAACATCTTCCTTATAATTACTGAAAAAATCGGCTTTCCATTCATCCATATTATTATCTCTTACTAATATCGTCCGCTCCTTTTCGTTGTCCGGCCAAACTGAAAGGCTAGCAAGGGAATCCTCCGGAAAGCACATCGATTTTCCCCGCCATTCCTTAAATATTTGTTTTGTAATATCTCCATAATGCACACTATTAGGGAAATGATACTCTAAAACCTTACGGCAAAAGCATCTATTTCGCAATCAAAAATATTAATCCATCCTAATAAGGCGGCAGCATAATCAAAACCACCAATTCCAATAAATAAACTCGCATGCGTCATTTATTCAAATCCGAAAAGGAAGTTCGGCGTACAATCGCATTCATGACAAATAATATTAATCCATTCCGGTTTAATTCTTTGCGTCTTTCCTCTGCATAAATTTGACATGTTTACGCGTTGCGTGTTTTCATTCGCGCCACTAAATAACTTTTTCGCGATTTCTTGTTTTAACACTTTCTTTCCGTTAGCCTCTGATTGGGCAATAGCTTCGTTTACTTTCAATCTCATTTCTATAAGTTTTAAAAAATTCTTGGTTTATCATTAATATATAGTCCGCAATTAGGGCACATTTTTTCTACCCATTTAGGCGGCTCTTCATCATCATATAAATTACATTCGTAATCCGTAACCTCCATAAAAGAACCGCATTCGGGGCAGTCCCCATCACCTAATAATGTTAGATTCATTAAGGCCATATAATCACTATATTTTATACGGCTTATTCCCATATCTTTAAACACATCTAATATATCTAATATCAATGTATCTAAATCTATACATTCTCGGAGAGTTTTACCGAAATAAAAAGAATCATTTATTAATATATCCCATTTCGGGCAATAATCAATAATAATACTTGATATTGTTTCCGGCGTTTTACTGGCTCTGCCTGCCAAATGCTTTAAATTCTTATCGTCTTTTACTTTCATTTCTCTCCCTTTCCTTTGACTATGCAAATTTAATATTTAAATATAACATGTGCAATTTTATTTTTAACCACTCGTATAAATATATAATTTTTATATTCATGATAGAGGATATATAATTTAATATAGTATCTTTGTGGCGGCTATAAAATGAAACTCTCTTTTTTCTTGGCTGATAGGTTTTTCTTTGTTGTTTACCTATCAGCCTTTTATTTGCCTTATTCCCATATCTATTAAATAACAATAAAAAGTTATTTTAATTCCGCGTCTCAATTTACATACTTGTTTTTCCTCTTTACTCCTGAAGGCACGTGATAATAACTTATTAGCCATCTCACAACCGACAATATTTAATAAACCGTACACGCCTACCAAACAATGATATTTCGTATCGCCTACAATGCCACTAACTTTTATCTTAAAATTGCGGTTAACCTCTCTTGTGGAATAATTTAAGCCGTTATATATGCTTATTAAACTAGTCCCTTCTACAACGTTACACTTCATATCAGTTATTTTTTGTTTTCCGGAAACCCGTCCGGTCGGTTGTTGTCTAACTTAGAAAGCTTTGGGCTTTATAGCTTCATTTAATCGGATACCGAACCCTCATTAAACCCTTCGGAGATACTGTCCTTCTTTCTCCTCTTACGGCTTTCGCCTTATAACCGGTCGTTTTGGATACTCTTAGTCAACCGGTGGGGGCTTTCTTTGTTTGACACTACAAAGATAGTGCATTTATTTTAAACGCGCAAATTTTAGATTAAAAAAAGAGGGATTTTTTTCAAAAAAAAAAATAAGTCATTAAAATAACACTTATTTCAGGCGAATTTTAAATTTAAGCTACTTTCTAATCGAAACAATGTATTTATATACCCCCAACAAGAAAAATGCCTTAGAATTGATTTTTTAAAGCCAAAATAAGAAGAGGGCGGAAAACCGCCCTCCACTAATACCTAAAAATAGATGATGAAAAAACTTCTTAACTATTAACTAAGCACTACAAAGATATATTTATTTCCGGATAGATACAACTTCTACGCCTTTTATTTCTGTATATGGATTTTTAGAGACTATATTAAAGCTTCTTTCTTTTATCTTTTTTGTTTTCCATAAGAAGCCTAAAAAACGCTTATATATAATAGTCTCGTACAATATTAAACTATCCCTTATTTGAATGTCTCCTATTAAGGTATCGTTATATACGCACGCCTCTATATTGGTCCATGAATCACGAAAAGATACACAAGGTATCAATTTGTAGGCCGTATCGCCTGGTATATATATAAGGCTATCTTTTACCTGTGCTCTAATCTTTATAATAGTTTCGGCTTGAATCTTACTAAAATTTTGTAGTTCCTCATTTTTCCGCTTTAGTTTGTTTATTAAGTCTGCATCTTCCTTCATGAACCTTTCGTAATCCTGAATGGAAAGCTCCAATACCCCAACGCGTGCAGCATTCAAACTATCTAAAGCCCGATAATACTTCACATCGTTCAATAATACCGCGTTATTACGTTTATAGGTGTCTCTATCGTGTTTTAGTTGGCTTACTCTTACATTAAGGAAATAAGCCACTAAAACAACAACTAAGACACCTAATATTATTATTATTTTCTTCATTCTTTAATCGTTTGACGTTGCAAGAACCTCCAGCACTTCCGACATATTAGCATCGACAATAAGGTTAATATACACTCCATTATTTATTAGACTAAAAAAGTCTAAATGATAACGCGTATCTGATTCTGCACTAAACGAAACGGAATACATATCTTGGTTTGCGTTATTTTGGCCTAAATCGCATAACGCCAAACATACATTGTTATCTCCCATTATACCACGCATTTCCACAAATTTAGAGGCATAATTATTATTAATAGCCTGAACCGGTGTACTTTTACTTATATTACCGAAAAGGAGGTTATAATGTTTATCCGCATTTAGATTATAGCACGGTAATACACTATCTTTTACGTTATATACTTGGTTCTTTAGTACATTGCCTTGACTTGCTGCTAATACTTTGTTAGCCGCTATCGAATCTAAGTTATTTACAATATCATCCTTTGTTAAATAATTACCCCCCCCCGAATCAATATCTTTTACAACTATTTGGAACGTATCACCGCTTAACGTGATTTGAAGGGCTTTTTTATCTCCGGCGTGGTTATATTCAATATAAAACATATCGTCTTCTATTGAAAAAGCGGTTGCCTTTATAATCAAGTTTTCGCCCTGAATGAATACGTTTACGGCTAAATGATTCTCTATAATATACTTCATCATATCGCCCGAAAATCCGGTTATTTCCGTAAATTCGTCAATATCCAACGTCTTGCCGGTTTGGTCTAATATGAAATCCTGCAATATCAAAGGATAAGAGTGCAAAACCATATCATTCAGGATAGGAGCTAAATGTATAGCTCCCTTATCTCCCATTTTATAAACGTCTACTTCGATTCTTTTAAATAACTCTTCCATAACAAACACTTTTAATAGCTTCAAAAATCACTTTACTAACTCTATTCCTTCCGTCTTCCGACTGAATAAAAGCACAATCTTTGCGGGTATCAAAGAAGAAATTTTCCACTAACACCGCCGGGCATTTGGTGTGTTTTAATATATAAAATTGGCTTTCCTTGTCGGGGTCTCCGTCGCTTGTATCTTTGCGTATTTTCCAACCGTCCGGAGCAAATTCTTTTTCAGCCTCTTTATATAGTTCCGTTGCTATCAAATCGGCTTTTGTTTGGCCGACGGACGTATAAGCCTCCCAACCGGTGCCACCGCCTGCGTTTGCGTGTACGCTTATAAGAAAGCATTTACCGGAGGTCTCTGAATATATCGCGTTTGCACGCTTACAACGTGCCGACAAAGATACATCTTTTGTCTCCGGTACTAATATTCTATACTGAATGCCTTCTGCCTCTAACATCGAACTAACACGCTTGACTATATCACGGTTGAACTCCCATTCAAACAACTGCGTACCATCGTCCCAAACCGGCGAACGCTTACCGGCTGTATCAATACCGTGACCTCCATCAAGAATTACAACTTTACTCATTTTCGTTTTCTCCTTTCTTTTTATTGTTTTTGTCGGGGTCGTCCCCAAATTCTTTTTCCACTCTTTCAATTATCGGTTGCAAATGCGACGGCAAAGCCCTTGTAAACTCCAAACGGATAACATGGTAAATAATACGTAATGCCAAATTCCGGGGGTACGCAACAATAAGATTGCGGAACGCATTTTGCAAATAAACGTACATAAACACATAAGTAAGCGATTTAACAACTACAATTGCCGCTTGGTCGTCGCCGCAATTTTTCATAATGAAAAAAATCGCCTCCACAATAAACAGATACAAAAGCAATTCGCACAATGCATTTTTGAACTTTCGGAACGAAAAGTTTTTGCATCGTACAATCGCCACGCCGTCCGCCCTCATGCCCGCCCAAATATTGAACGCAAACATTACTACTAACGCATAAACAAAATCTTTTGTCGGGGTTAAATACCCAAATAACGGGCTAACCGTGGAAATGGCGATTATACGCCATTGCTCCCAATTAAATATTTTTTCCATATTATTTTAATAAAACATTCATCGGGAAATCAAATCTATATCCTTTATCTAATGCCCATGCAAAAATCGTTTCTGCATCTGAAGCAAACTGCATAAAATTCCATTCGTGACTAAAAACTATCATGTCAAATGCTTGCATTGCCCCACCGGCACTATTATAATAATTCAAACAGACCTTAACATTGCTCCAACGCTGTTGTATTTGTTCTAATCTGAAATCAGTTTTAAATATACACAATTGGGTTTCACTATCGTAATATCTATCTCTTGCATCTAAATATGTTGACTGCTCATCAGATAAATAATAATTAGTTTCTCTTGCTTCTTTGTTGTAACTCCAATCGTCGCAACCCAAAAAACCTAAACAACCACAATTTGCGTCCCTTTCTCCTCTGCAACTTTCTAATGTACCTTTAAAATAGTCATTTCGTGGAACACGGTCTATAATATCATAGTCCCCTATTGACGTCATTATACCATTTACAAAGTCATTCCACCATTGTTTACCGTTTTCATAGGTAGCAGTTTTCCAACTTTCACCATTTCCGTGATAACCGAATTTCATCCAATCCTTATTGTATATAAAATCATTTTTAAACTTTGCAGGAATATCGCTCATTGTTCTTTGTACATATAGACTAACGGTTATTCCAAATTTCAAATGCCATTCTCTTAATTTTGCAAAAGTTGAATTATCAAATATTGAATTGTATGTATTCGCATTTGTCACAATATCTGCTATTGCATCTTTAAAATCATCTAAACTAAAATGAAAGAACTTGTTAGAGTTTTTCCTTTCTATCTCCGTAAAATGTCTCGTGTCTAAAAGTGTTGGTGTGCCACTTACTGAATACAATTTTGGGGTATTAACAGATAAAACCTTACTACCGGTTATTCTATTAAATTTAACATCATTGTACTTTCTATTAGAAATATACAGATATTTTGATTTAATCGGTATAAACACGTATTTTGGCAAAATTCCTTCATTGCTAACATATCGTATTACTTGGTTATTTTCGTCTGTTATTGCTGATTTAGCAGCATAGGAATTTCCAAGACAATACGCATCTAATAGTATATACTGATTTACATATTGACTAACATCAACCTTAAAACAATTATAGTTATTTGAATTTTGCTCCGTAAACCGATAATCAAAATACTTATTATCATGCAGTTCTATGGATATTTTTCTCGGCTCATTATATGTATATAATACATCACTCTTATATTCTTCTGCGTATAAAGATTCCACTTCGGTAACATCTTCAATTAACACATACATTGCTTTTGTTTTGTCGATAACGAGGTTAAAACCTATACGTATTCTCTGATAGTCTTTTTGTGTTGAAAAGACTTGTGACTTTGACGGATTTAAAGTAGTAATTAGTTCTTTAACACCCTCTGACGTATATCCATATATAGCATTATTCCTATAATTGGATATATCCCCATTATATGTTAATTTATATTTTTTCCCCACCTCAATCATATAAGGCATATCAACTCCTATGTATTCGAGTGTTAATTTAATATATGCAGAATTTGCATTTGAACGTTCCTCTAACTCGGAAACTTTCGCTGCTTTTGTAATTCCCGCATCAAATTTAACCCAATAGCCATTTTTATTGGTAAGGATTAAAACTTGGTCAACCAATTTTATACTTCCAAAATTGGAATAATTTCCCGGTTGTGACGCAATGTAAAAAACGTTTTGGTCGGGCATTCCCGGATTTGTTTCGGGTATCGCAATACCTGCAAATGTTGCATCATTACCAACCGTTGAAATTATAGACAATAACGTATTTTGCATTATTGCCCCGGTAATTTCTTGATTCCCATTTGTTTTAATAACGTCGGAAACCGCTTGTTTTAGTTGTTCGTAATTTCCCATAATCTAATTATTTAATTGTTTTTAAAATCATTATTAAAATCGTAGTTAAAATCTCCTTTATTGCTTATAATATAGCCACGTCCTATTTTCTTCACTACGGTATTTGTTTTAAACTCAATTTCCACGCTCGCCAAATCCCCTTGCGTTTGCCATTTCTGTGTTATTAAAAACGTGTCGCAATCGTATTCCCTGCCGTATTTTATCAGGATTGCAAAGCATATAATGCCGATACTGCTATAAATCTAAAATATTCCCAATCCATTTTCATATTTCAGCATAATGTATATTATATTTGCCATTACTACTATATTCAATACATAACATTTCTCCTGTAAGAATGCTATTACTGTCAAAATTTGAAGATATACGACTTTCAAAACATAAACCCCATTCTGTATTATTTACATACATCATCCCAACTAAATGTAATGTAAAATATAAATTACTTATGTCTCGTATCATATTTTTTTTACCATCTCTAAAGTCTAATACATCTTGTATAGTTATTCCCGCAGCATTAATTTCATCCATATTCATCGTACTACCTGATTTTGCTTTAAAAGAATCAATATTGACCTTTAACAATGGCTTATAAATATTTTGTATAGGCGCGTCGGTTGTTATGGTCATTATCGTAAACTCGCTATTAGTAATAACCAATTTAATATAACGTCTTACTACCGAATAAGTTTCCGGAATGGTGTACATAGTAGAGAAAACCAACTCCCCGTTATCATTATTACCACCTTGGAAATTACCTGCCGTTTTCAGATTCCATACGATTAAGTCTTTTCGGTCATTGTTTGATAGCACGCTAACAAATATCTTCCTATTATCTCGTATAGGTCCTTGTATTACGTCTATATAGGAGCCTCCAAGCATAGATTCTATTTGTGAAGTTATGCTTATCGTTTTTGTTCCGAGCTCATCAGATTGCGTAAGTAAGTTATTAAGTACATATATATTCTTTGCTAAATTGTCAGCCTGTGTTGCAATCTCCTTAATTTGGTCTAAGAATACAGTAGTAACCGACCAATTAGAGTAATCTATACTTCCACCTACATTTGTTCGTGTAGCCTTTAAAGATATTACCTTTCGCCCCGTGGCTATTCCGGTAAATTCCAGTACTTGTTGTTGTTGTAGGGTTGTTCTTGCCAACGTCATAGGCACAAGTTCACTACTATTCTTAAAATAGAAGAAACTTGTAATAGCATCGCCATATAGTACCAAAGCTATAAGCCTATCTAAAATAACTTTATCACTATCCGAAAGTGCGCCATTATTGGTCGGGATAGCTTGCATATTCATTTTAAGTTCACAGGCTCTATTTCCCCATGACCAGTAACCCTCCGATTCAGTTCTAATTACTGATGCGTTAATAAATGAGCATGATGTAATGCCGACTTTTTCCTGATATTCAAAATATTGTACTTTAGTCTCGCCTGCTTCGGTGTATTGTGTTATACGCAACATGCGAGCTATCTGCGTATTTTGCGCACGGTACGTGCCTACATAGATATGTAGACCGTCTTCTATATTATTAAATACATCAAATCCGGCGTTTTTATTGAAATCGAAAGATTCATCTAATTGCTCTATTTCTACCCCTCCGCTATCCTTTAGAATATCCTGAATGCTTTTAGCATTTGTAATACTTGTACCGCCATCGTACCCTCCGGCATCAACAAAATAGACTTTTCCGTTAGTTCCGTCTATAATCATAGCCGATTTACGCTTCTCATTGCTTGAACCGATACCAAAATTAAACAGACCATTTGCGACCTCTGCGTTATACTTACCGGCAACATGGCCGCCTACTTCTGCTGTCACTGTCCCCTGTCCTTCGGCATGAGCGTTCGCGGCTCCGGCCGTTGTGTCCTGTCCTTCGGCATGAGCGTTAATATATAGTGCGCGTGTACTCGTGCCCTCCGCGTGGGAATAATCGCCGGACGCGGTGGTATATTGTCCTTCTGCGTGAGATGCTATTCCCTCGGATAAAGACATATAGCCTTCTGCGTGCGACCATTTGCCGGACGCATGTGTTTCATCCCCTTCGGCGTGTGACGCAACACCATCAGCCACAGTAATACGCCCTTCTGCATGAGAACTTACGTTTGCATGGGTTTGGAATCCTTCCGCATGAGAATTAATACCGACCGCCTCCGTTTCTTGGCCTTCCGCATGAGAATTTTCACCACTTGCGTTAGTAAGTTGTCCTTCTGCGTGAGAGTTCGCGCCCACTGTTTTTGTTTTTAACCCCTCGGCATGTGAATTAGTTCCGGTCGCGGTCCCCCCATACCCTTCTGCATGGCTATGGTCCCCCGATGCATTCGTTCTTACGCCTTCCGCATGAGAATTAACACCGGGCGCTGTATTATTAGCATAATCATTAAACACTTCACCGCCTCCTTTAGAAACGCCTATAAAAATAGGTGTAAAATTCCATGCTGTACCGTTTGTACTTGTTAATAGACCAAGTTGATTAACAGTAATAGCTGTATTTCCCGAATTTTTAAAATTCGTATAAGTACATACTTCGGTGGCAATATAGAATGAATTTCCTTCTACCACAACGGGAACCGTACTTTTTGTAGCAATGCCTAAGAATTGATACTCTGGTCCCAATGTGTCCACCATTGATAATAAAACCGTCTGAAGTACATTTCCGGTTATCTCATAATTGCCGTTTTCCTTGATAACAGCTTTTATACTCTCTTTGATTTGGTCGTATGCCATAACTTTTAATTTTAGAGGTTATTAAATTCGTTTTCGTTTGGTTTAATATTAAAGTCGTTATTAAAGTCGTTATTAAAGTCGCCACGAAAGACGCTACCTAATTTCTTAACAACTGTATTAGTTTGGAACTCAATTTCTACGGAGGCTAAATCGCCTTGCGTTTCCCATTTTGGCGTAAATAGGAACGTATCACATTTATATAAACGTCCGAAACTATCCCTTATACTAATATGGTCACTTAACCGGATTAAACGCATAACATCGCAAAGGTATTCCGGCGCAAGGATATTAAACCGATATACTTTTTCCGAAAGTTGTTTAATCGGAAAGAAATAACCGTCCCTTTCTTCGCCTTCTTCCTCAAATGTATAATCCGGCTTTCCTATTTCAGTACAGAAATAAACGCGGTTTCTGAACGTCGGGTTTCTATATACAATTATGCCAGCGTCACAATATAGCGTATCATCATCGTACCACTCTATTGATAGATAATTTTCAGAATCATTTATTATCGTAAATATGTCCGAATACCATGTATTAACGCCATCATTTAAAACGGCATAATACATTCCTATCGGTATTTTTTCCTGCAAGGGGAAATAAGCCGGATACACAATAACCTCCATTTTATCGGTATTTTCCGGCTTTGCTAATTGTAAGCCAGTTAGAACCATTTGTTCCGTTATATCCAAAACGAAAACCCCGTCTTTAGTATATAACTTAACGTTAGGGTTAAATACCTCGTTTGGCTTCCTCAATATCTGAAAGGGCAAAAGACTATGCGCAGGAGTAAATAACGGGTATATATTCCCGTAAGCATAACTTTTCCGGCTGTTTTGTCCGTCTATATTGTCGTACCACGGCAATACACTCAAATTATTATTTTCGTTCATATCTCCTCCGTATTAAATTTTAATTCGGCTTCCGCTGACCTACTCGACAAATTTACAGATAATTTGCTAATCTGACCATTTCCGACAAATGTTTTTATAATTCCGTTCGGGTTTATATCATCTTTCCCAATAGGAAATACTACTTTTTGTTTTTTCTTTCGTTCTATTCCCTTAACCGTGATTTCTCTTTCGTTGATTCTCGCCCGACGCGCTGGTAAATCATATATCCAGTATGTAGGCTGTAAATTCACAAAAGCAAGAAAGCCGTTTTGAAGCTCTGAAATCACATTATCAAACATTAAACTAACAAATGGTACTTTATATTGCCCGTCTACTAAGTTAGCCGCAAATATTGCGAAGCCGTCTTGACTTATATTATCAGGATTGCAAAGCATATAATCTATATCGGAAGTAAAATTAGACACCGTTATATCTTCTTTCTTATCCGCTTCTACATACTTACTTAATATCTCTATCGGATACCCGTTAAAAACTTTAGTGCAGTCGTCCATCCAAGAAAATTCATACCGTGAAGACATTTCCGGCTTATCAAACTTATACGAAGATTGGCCGAACGCAATCGGTTTATAATTCCGCTTGTTGGCGATTTGCGTTAAATCTAAAACCATCTCCGGCGATAAAACGTAACTACCACCGTTTTTAAAGTATAAAATATGCTCTATTCTTAATTTATCGTCCTCTATAAACCAATACAATTTATACGTATTTGCTAACATAGACATAATTTGCTGAAACGTAATAGGTGCCTTTTGTGCCGGTGTATTATATATCCCGTTTATTATGTTAGATTTCGGCGTTATTAATAACGTCTGATTCGAGGTTCCTGTTATCGGGTTTGTCGTACCGTATAAAAATTCACTGTATTCACTCGTAGGCAAATGAGTAACGCCCGGCGCAATCTGACCCAACAAAACGGATATAACACTCCATAGTGGGAAATTGTCGGGCACTATATATTCTTTACGTCCGTACTTCTCGAAAATACTATCCCATATCGAAGAACTAAACCAAACGGATGTATTTAGCCATTTACTTTGCCCTAAAGGGTACATTTTGGCTAATGTAATAAGCACTGGAGGCGCGAAATATTGCCCCCATCCCGTTTTACCGTATTCCGTTGGCGTGTCTGAATAACGATTTGAGATATAAGCTATATCTACATCATACCCGATTGCATGAGTATAATTTTTATTATTCCCTACAAAATCATCCGTAGGAATCGGCTGCGTTGTATTGCCTGATATTGTTTCTACATCGCATATTAAACGGGCGTATATACTATAAGAATACATATAGCCCTTTAATGTGCCTACCATTCCACTACCTTCTTCCGGCGTAAGCGTAAATTCTAAGGTATCTAATATTGGCGTACTGCCGTGTATGTCTTTCTCAAAATAATATAGCCTCATATTATCCGTGGTCCGGACTAATGCTATTGCAACCCTATTAGTTAACGGTCCTATTTCGCTATATCGTATGTGCAACCGATAAGTATTCAAATAAGGGTGCGACAAATCACCTTCATAAAAAACCGGCGTCGCGTCGTCAGGGTCTAATATCTGCATATTCCCGACATAATTACGGGCTAAATCTTCTAAAGCACCCCCTTCGGCGGACAAATCTATTTCCTTTAATAGCTGTGTGAAATAAAACCAATACTTAGTTTTTAAATCGCTTCTATTGTCCACCGCCGTTAATACGTCCTGCTCCCACGACATCCCCGATATAAAACATGAAATCTTATCATCGCCGGGAAGGTAGACTTGAATAATCGGGCGTTTTGTGATGGTTAGGCTTTCGATTTCCGGCGTTAAGGGAATTAAATCGTATTCCTTCTCTAATCCGGCTAATATATCGTTATACTCATCGAATACGTCGGGTTTAACCTCTACTGTCATATCGTCTAAACTTATGGTACAGTCGGTTTGCATGAATTTTCCCGACCAATATTTCTCCCAACTTAACCCCAAATCGTTAGATTTAATGATAGTGACATAATACACCGTAGAGAAATCACACGCCATTATAAATCTATAATCGTCAAAAGTGTAAGTTAACTTTCCGCTTAACTTTTTCCTATAAAATTGCTGCGAAGTCTCTAACTCATACTCTAAGTTTAAATCGTCTTTATATACCGGCTTTGTGTATTTGAATGATGCTTTTAAAACGGCCTTATTTCCATCCCTTCTTTGCGATACGACTATGATTTGACAACCGTCCGGTACATCTACCGTTAAATTGAAGTTTGCATCTGAAATGGAGGTTCCGCCCCCTTTCATAAACTTTTGTAGATGTACATCAAAATACATTGCATATCCTTGCCGGAAATGGTTATAAGAACCTATAATGTTTATACGCATTCCGGCTGACACCGGAAAAACGTATAAATCGCTGTACATATCAGTAATCACGCTACCGCCCGCGCTTATGGAGCTATCTTTAATAACATATAACGGCTCCATTTCGGTTAATTCGGGGTTATATCCGTATTCTTGATAATCTACCGAAAGCAAGAATTTATATATAGGGTTTATCATCTTAATTTCCTTGTTAAGTTCTTATATTCAATTATAATTCTCCCGTCTTTATCTAAGTATGTACGCCTTTCGCCTTGTTTCTTTATTGCGTTTACGTCCCTTTCTAATTTGCTTAAATCCGCACCGGAACTGGCACCAATAGAAATCAGGTCTGCCCCTTTGTATGCGTTTAGATACTTATGCGCAAACGTCCCGTTATTCATAGAGTTTATCACGTCCGGAATATATCGACGGAAACGGCGCGAATTTCGTTTGTTTATCACGGCAAAAAATTCGCCGCCTTCTGCCCTGCGTCGTGTACCATCCGGTTTTTGACCTAAATCTATATCGTTTCCGGATTGATGGCTACCACCTTGCAAAAGTTCAACAGTTCCTTCGCCATACGTTTCAGTACCTGAATTTTTCGCCATTTGTGCAGCCTTTATCTTAGATGCAGCAAAGCTTCCCCACATTACAGCAATAGCCGGAATCGCGCCCCATATACCCAACTGCCGCCAGATTAATGCGGTTGCCGTCACAAGCGAGCTAATTTGCTGTGCTGTGTCTATTGCTTGCTGCTGACGTTGTGCCTTTTGTTGCTCTTTCAAGGCTTTTTGTTCGTTCTTTTTGGCGTCTTCTAATTCTTTTTGTGCATAAGCTACATTTGACGCGTATCCGTTTGCCCTTGCTTGTAATTCTGCCTCTAATGCCGTTTGCGCGGATTCTACTTCCTTTTGTGCCGCTTCTACCGCCCTATTTGCCGCATCGACTTTAGCCTGCGCCAACGTATTCAACGCCTCTATGGCATAAGACACAGAAGTATTTATGGCTTCCTTTTGGTCATCATTCAGATTAAGCCCTAAAATACTATATATATCCTGCGTTTTATCTTTCTTTTTTGATTCCTCGATTTGCTGGTTTATTCGTTCTATTTGGTTTTCTATCGTTTGTACCTCAACATCAGACATTTTAACCGCTGCCTGCTGATTTAATTCTAAAATCTTATTTAGCCTGTCTTTTTCAGCTTGCAGCCGGAATTGTGTTTTCTTTTCTTCCGTTGTCTTTAGTAAATCAAACTCGCTTTGTGCAAGTGCCTGTCGTTGGTCAAAAATACGCAGTTCCGCTTGTATCTGCTTGTCGGCGTATTCCTGAATTAGAGCCGTTCTTTGTGTATCGAATCCGGCATTTATCGCGCCGGTATCTTGTCTCTGTCCGGCAGGCTTCTGTTGGTTTTGAAGTTGCGCTGTTTGGCGTTCATTTTCCAAAAGTTCCAACCTTAAAGCCTTTTCTTCCTGTGTGCCCGCTTTAATGGCTTGTAGGCGCAATTCAATACTTTGCTTTTGTAGTTGCAATTCTTGCAACTGTCGCTGCTGCTCTATCTTTAGCAAATCATTCGTTAAACGTTGCTCCAGCACCAATATAGTAGCATTTATAGTTTCCTTTTCTGATTCTGTGATACTTTTTTCGGTCTCTAATTGGTGCGTTAAATCTTCTATTTGGCGTTTATATTGGTATTCTGTTTGCTTACGCCTTTTTTCCCATTCGTCGGCCTCTAATTGTAGCTGTGCATCTTGTAATTTTCTTGTAGCCTCTAAATTTCTTTTATAGGCCGCCTCCACTTGCTTTGCTTGCTTATTCGTATCAGTACCGCCAGTTTTAACCGAGGGCGTTTTAGTCGTTACCGCAGCCGTCGTTTTCGTTGATGTGTCCGGCGTACCCACATTAACCGGAATGGTTAACGGTGGTATCTTCTTTTGCATCCGGTTTATGCCATTATTAAGGCTTTCCGCAACATCTTTTATCTCTTTATTGATTAGGTCGCTAAAGGCTGTCCCGAACTCCGTAAAGCCTTCCTTTACCCCGTCCCAATCTAAAGAGAATGCAGATTTGAATATTTTTCCGGCGGCTTGTATCATATCTATTAAAGCCCCGAAAAGATTCCCTATCGTGTTAAATACCGTCTTAAAGACTTCCGGAAGAGCCACTACAAACGCTCTAAATAGATTGCTTTCATTGTATAGCTCAATGAAATAATTTATCAAAGAAACGACACCTTTTATCAAGGCCGTTAAGCCCTGATTAATGAACACCTTTATAGAGGTTGTAAAGCCCTCAAAGCTGCCACCCGTAGCATCAAACAAACCTGCTAAAGCGTTTTGTAATTCAATCTCGCTTTGTAGTTGTTCTTCTTGCAACCGCCCTAATTCGCCGGCCTTGCTTTTTACCGTATCTAAATCGGTAGATATATCTTTTAATGTCCGAAGGTATTGTAACCCTGCATCCTCGCCGGGACCGCCGAAAATATCCGCTATTGCCGTTCCCACACTTTGTGCGCTGTCCGGCAATTCGGCCAACTTTGCGGAAACTTCCTGCATTACCTGAAACGTTGTCTTTGCGCCGGTCTGCAAGTCCTTTTGTACTTGTGTGGATGAAATGCCGATTCCATCAAGCGCGGCAGCGGTTGCCGTTGTCATTTCGCGTAACCGCAAATTACCCTCCTTTATAGCGTCTACTCCCTTATCAGAGAAAATACCGGCCTTATTGGTTTCGGCTACAATAGCTACAAACTGACTTGCGGATATTCCGGCCTCCTTAAAATACGCAGGATATTCTTTCAACGTATTTAAAAACTCGCCGTTTGCATCCCCACCCGCTATAAAACCGTCTTGTATTAATTGTATTGCTTCGTCTGCTGATATACCGAATTGTTTCGCTAAAGCATTTGCGGAAATAAGCGTTTCTTTGAAATCAGCGTTAAAAGTGTCGGCTACTGCTTGCACTTGATTTCGGAACGCCTTTAAATCATCGCCGCTTTTTCCCGTAAATTGTTGGGTTAATCTTGTAGCCTCTACTAATCCGGCGTTATAATCGTACCAAAACTTAAACGCCACACCGGCTCCGGCGATTCCGGCTATTGCTAAAAATACGGGATTTGTCATTAAAGACATTAGGGTATTTCCTAAAGCCTTTGCGCCGTCGGACATTGCGGCAAACACCTCCTTGCTTTCATTGCCGCCACGGCCTAAAGCTAAAAGACTCTCCCCAAAAGCATTATTAAGCCCTAAAGCCTCTTTTAGCCTATCCGCATACGAAATAATTGCGTCGGAAGCCTCCGTATAATTACCAACGTTAAGATTGGTTTTGCCGGTGGACTTCTGATACTCATTCATAGCTTTATATAGTTCACGGGTTTTTGTTATAAGCCCCTCTTTTTCTTCGGCCTCCTCGCGTTCGGCCTTGGTCATATTGTTAAGGTAGATTTTATTCAATGAATACTGCGCCGACAAACGATTATAACTACCTTCTGCGGACTGATTCAGCTTTATAACAAGTTTGTTTATTTGGTTGGCTTCTGTCTTTGCGAGATTAAGCTCCGCAATTTTTTTAGCCGTTTCACTTTCAGCGAAAGCAAGTTCTTTTTGTGCTCTTGCTAACCGGTCTGCATCGTCCGCGCTCTTTTTCGTTTTCTTTCGTCCGTCTTCTGTCGCGCCGGATACCTTTTCCAATTCTTTGGTTAACTGTATTGCTTCCGTCCGGATATTCTTTAATGCGTTCGTATATGTATCCGAAAGTTCATCGAGTTGTTTTATAAGCTCTGTTATTGAATTGTCAGGGCTTACCAAATCGGAGTATTTAATTGCGTCGTTATCTGCCATGATTCTATAATTTTAATTTTGCTCAAATTTTAAATATAAGACGTGTTTTCATTAATAAGGTAGTATCACCCCACAACAAAGATAAAAACGCACCTATCGCGATTATTTCGCCTTACTTCGGCGTTTTAAGTCTTTGACCATCTCCTTAATGTATTCAAAAGCGTTATAATATGCCAGTACTGACATTTTTTTCGGGTCTGTATGTAAATGCTGCGACAACATTAAGCACATCTTTTCAAACTGTTTATCTTGCTCTATCTCTACACTATCGGAACCGGAAAACGATTTAGGATTAAAGTACGTTATTAACTCTGCCGTTATATCGTCTATTTCCTTTTCTCTCTCTGGCTTGCTTCCACCGTCTATAATGGTTTGTAGTATTAGAACTGTACGCCGCTTTAATTGGTCATAATATTCTTTTACCGTTGCATCATCGAATAAACGGGGGAAATATATTTGCAGTTCCCTATCTATTTTTTTTTTGACCGCTTCGATTGAGGCGGCTAAATCCTTATACGGAACATCGGCGAACATATCCACTATCTTTTTTAACCCCTCATCTGAAAGGTCGTCACATGGTTTGCCGTCTATGCTTTTAACCAATACGGCAAAGGCCAAATTTCGCGGCGATACGCCCGATTGAATAAAGTACACATTTTGGCGTATATTTTCAAGCTCTGTAATAGCCTGCTTATTGTCATTCTTTGCCAAAAAGGCGGCAATACGCGAAATATGCTTATCAAAATCCGCTATATCCGAACCTATACCGGCATCGACTAAAAGCATTTTATTATACTTGTGGAATCGTGTAACCGGAAGATTTTCTATATCATCGTAAACCTCAATAGTTTTACCGGCTAATTTTAATGTCTTCATAACATTTTACGTGTTAATGCGGTTGAAAATACGGGGATTAAAAGGAAATAACCCTCCCCTAACATTATAGCAAATAAGACAGCGAAAAAACACCCCGTCCACCATGAGAGGCAGAAATTACACTGAAACATTTCACTAAAGAAATCATTTCCATGTACCTGCACATATTCAATAACACCCCATTTTTGCAAAAGCAAAAGAACAAAAGCGGCGGCAAACGCTACTAATAGCGTTACCACCGAAAACACACCTACAAACAAAAACAAATTTATCATAACTCTATATTATACATGTTTCAGTAACCTCCATAATGCCTTCAAATCTGAATCCCCCATAAGGAGCCATTAAAAACTGATTATCCACTTCATCCAACGAAAACCCCCTATATATGTTTTCTGCAAGCTCGTAGATTCTATTTATTTCTATCCGGCCATCCTTTAGCCAAAAACCGCCGTTTAAGACATCTAATATATCGCGCTTAATCCTTTCTTTGTTCCGCGTATTGGGGTCATTGAATACCGTGCGATAATCAAACCATACAATAAGGGAAAAAGGGCTTTTTAGCCCTATTGACTGTTTCGGCGTCCAATCTACCGTCTGCGGGTCGTCAATCCAAAAAAAGGAAAAGTTCCCTATTCCTGCATCAGGCGTTACTTCCTGATATTCATTTCCACCTATATAAATATTCGGTGTATATATCTTCTTTTGGTTTGCGCCGTATTTAACAAGCCTTTCCGCACGTCCGAAAGCCTTATCTAACCACCCCAAATTGTCCGTTAATCCGGTCTGAATGTTATTAATAACAACGTCTAATAATTCGGGTGCCTTAATTATTGGCGCTCTTGTATTATTTCCCATATATGTACTCCTTTGTTTTAGCTTTTAATTCGGGATATATATACGCCCAAATCAATATGATTTTATTTTCTTCCGTAAGTCCTAATATTTGCCGCCCGTAACGCTGTATTAAATCCTCTGTTTTCCAATCTGCCGCCTTTATCGTGAATTGTTGCGTATCGGCTTCCACATAAAAGGACTGCTCAAAGTCGCCCTCATCCCGCAATGTTACGCGGTTGTACGGTTGGCCTTTCTCCTTTTTAATTTCAATCGTTAAGGGGCTATAAGGTGCGTAATCCATGATATTCACGCCTAAGCGGTTTACACCCTGTTCATATAATTGGTCTTCGGAGTTCATATCTGTTATTACGTACTCGTTTTCCAATATTATAGACTGAATCAACCGCCCCGACTGGAGTAACTCGTTAAACTCTGTCACACGTTGGCGCAAATTATCAATTAGTTTCATACGGCCTTATATCTCACCCCTCTATTATTGCAGGACAAACAAACGCGGTCCAACCCTTGCGTATCTAATTTTAATGCCTCATAGGCTTTTTTCAACTGATACCCCAAACCGCCCGGGCGAACCCCCGACGTATTCCCATCAAGTTCATATAGAATATCTGTACGCGTCGCATTTGATTGGTACCGATTAACTCGTACATTAGGATTCATAGCTAAAGCGCGTAAAGCTATTACGGCTACTTGCTTTTGGATTACGTCCTGGAATATCTGCCGTTGTGATATAATGAAGTCCGTTAAATCACAACCGACCGTTATTTCACAGTTTAACCCGTAATTCTGCGTGTTGGTGTACATTGTATATGCTATATCCCACAATTCCGGATATTCCGCGAATGTTTCCGGCGCATTGTACATAAACGGCGTAACTTGCAAATATTTCGTTAACTCTCGCCATACTTCCACCGACCCAATATTACAAGTTCCGCAAGGCTCACGGCTCCAGTCTTTAGATACGTTTATAGCTTCCATTCCTTGCGGTAATTCGTCCTGATTATAACAAAGGAACCAACTGCCACCGGAATTATTATCTTTGCTAATATACGGTAAAAAGCAGTCTTCCAAAGTAAACCATTGAAAGCCGCCGTTTTTAACCTGAAAATATAAATCAAAAGTTTTTATCGGGTCTATTTGGGAAGAGTGGAAAAGATACATTTTTACTATGCCCGTTCCGCCGGTCATTTGCAACCCGATTTTTTCTATTTTGGCAGTCACACCTAAAGCCCGAACCGGAACGATTTCAAAGCCTACCAGTTTATGCGTATTTTGCAACGTTGCGCGAATACGGCCTGCACCATCAAAGAAAGTGCGTCTTTCTAATAGATTGCGCGTTTCCTTATCAAGCTGTTTTATTTGGGTAAATGTCTGAATTGCGGTTGCAATCCCGTTTCGTGTCATTCTTTCCAAAAAGTCCGTCAACATGTTGTACGGTTTCCAATATGGGTTCCCGTAATCCTCCCGGCTGTAATCATTATTAAAATCGCTCGCCGTCGGTTCCTCTCCGGTATTATCAATTCTCGCAATCCAAACAATATTGTTATGACGTACTTTTTGCCCTGCTTTGTATGGTAAAATCATGTTCCACTCCGGGTATTGTAGCCCCCAATCATCCGGCATAATCGCCGCCATATTATCCAACGTCAAAAGCGGGTGCGCACCTTGAAAATACAACCCGCTTTCCGTTTGCGTTAAATACGTGTCAATTGCTTTTGCCGGGTCAAAGGATTGCTCCCACCCGACGACGTGCAATAATGCGTCTTGTATTTCTTTTATACGGTACATGATAATTCTAACATTTTTATAACTGCTTATAGGGCTTCCAAAATAATACACTCTCGCCGGGTATCTCATTTGTATTATTATCCCTTATTGACTCCCAGTATAATTCATCGTCATTCCCGTTAAGGTCATACTGCACAATGGTACCGGCAGAATATGTTTCCCTACTATTCCATTCCGGATATTCCTTAGTATTTATAATTCTTACTTTCATAACAAAAGGATAATATCCGGAGGCTTTAAACCTCCGGATATTGTTTATAAATTAACTACTCTGCGGCCTTTGTGAAAACGGGGGCTTCCTTCGGGTTAGTGACTTTGACATCAACCGCACCACCATCGGCACCCAAGTTCGTAACATATACCGGCATGCCTAATGGCTGGTCTACCGGACGTGCGGCAATTTCGGCCTTTATAATCGGGTTTGCTACTTTTGCAGCATCGCTGTTATAAGCTACCAAGAAAGCCACATCTACACTAAAGCCGAAATATTCCTTAACGGCACACGTCAAATCGGCAGTAGCATCGCCAGCAATTTGCGACTGGTCACCGACCGCCGTATAATAGTGTGAGCCGACCGGAAGATTAATATACGGCAAACGTACAACATCCCATTCATGGAAATTAGCGCGTGTCCGGCGTAACGCTTCACGGTCTACGCGAGTAAGTACGCCTACATTTCCATCGGCAACAGCGTAGAACGTTCCGTTTTTGCCTGCTTCGTTCGTTACGTTGTTCGTGTAGTGCAGTACTTTGTTGTCGTACTCCATACGCTTATTGACGTCGTTATATACGCCGTGTTGTGCAAGTTTACGTACAAGTGAATCTACACCGGCATTCCCGATAATGTGGATATATTCGGGGTAACAGTTTGCACGCATAATCGGGTTAATGTCGCCCAAAATCTCTGTGCCCATTTGCGTAGGCACTTCGATTGTGTTTCCTGTAACCGTATAATTAAGCTTGTCTTTAAACACTTGCGTCTTTCCGGCTTCCAATGATGCAACGGCGGACTTATCCAAAGCGTCAGCAAGTGCACGCGTTGTCTTTTCCATCTTACGGAAGAAATCGTGCTCATAGCTGATTTCGTTGTTTGTATAAGCCGCCGGAACCATAGTAAATCCGATTGCGTATGTCGCCCAAACAATAGTATAAAGCGATGAAGTGTTTTCATCGTCTTGAATAACGCAGGAGCGAACGTTAGACACTTGTACATTTCCATCGTAATCAATTACGGGGATTTGTACGGTATTGCCAATAGAAGCGAATGCACGCTCACGCAATTTAGGCGAAATTATAGAGGTCGCCGAATCGGTTTGCTCTATAAAAAAATCAAGTGCGCCATACTCGCAGGGGCGGGTCATATTCCTATCAAATTCAGGGTTTTCTACCCGCCAGTTTTGTAATCTTGTTGCTACTAAACTCATAATACTACTTTTTAAAATTGTTATCTAATAGGGTTGACCCGTTACCCTTGTTTGCTTTTTATGCCGTTTCCGGTAATGAAGAGATATTATTATCTTTCCAGGCTTGCGTCATAGCCGCGTCAAAATCAGCCGACCCAATAGTTAAACCTTGTGCTAAAAGATGGTTTGTGATAGCCTCATACGCTTCATTACGGCTTTTGGCTCCGCTCACATCTAATACGGTATGATTTCCCGTTCCACCCGTACCGCCATGAGTGCCACCACCACCGGCCTGCCGACCTTCGTCTAAAACGCCCATAGTTTTCAACTCTTTTTGTAACAAGTCAGAGGCACCAAACGGGTTTAATTGATTGTTAGGGTTTCGCATAATGGCTCCGGTTTCGTCCTTAAACGCCAAAATTTTGCCGCCCTTGCCATCGTCGATATATTCGGGATTCATGCCCTTTATTTTTTCCGTGGCTTGCTGCAAAATTACGCGTGTAACGGCTTCCGGAAGTCCGGCTTTAAACTTAATACCGCCTGCGGCTGGTTG